TGTTTGTGGTTTAGAAACTATTTGTCCAGATTTTAATGCTCTATTAACTGCTGCTTTTGCTTGAGCAATACTTTTTCCGTTTGCTCTTGCGTTGTCATAGATTGCTCTGGCTTCATGTCCATGCCTTAATTGAATTGATCTTGATGCACCTCTTGGTCCAGTAGGACTCATTCCTGGTCTGCCACTTGGTTTAGTGGGAGTTCCAGGTTTAGCACCAGGTTTAATGCCAGGTTTTTGTCCCTTCGGTCCTTTAAGAGCTGCCGATGTCATTCCAACAATGACAATGGCATTAAACAAGTTACCTAAGGCATCACCAAGAGCATTAAATCTTGCTACTGCTTCATCTCCACCCCATTCTTTTAGTTTTTTCTCACTACTTTCCCACGCAGAAAATCCCCATGCCAAGAAAGTTCCAAGACCATCTATAATCCCCATGAAAACATTAGAGACAAATTCAACAATACCAGCAATAACTGGAACTATTTTTTTGAGAATGGGCGCAAACTCTACAAGTCTTGTGAGAACAAATCCAAGAAGAATATTTTTAATAAAGTTTTTTACACGATCAAAGAAACTTATCTTTGGAATCTTGAGTCCACCCTTTTCTTTTTCCTTTCCCTCAGGTTTCTTTTCTAATTCACCTTCTCTTTTTGCACGGGTTTCTTGCTGCTCTCTCTTTCTCTTATCATCAATTCTTTTTTTCTCACTGGCAACAGATCCTTTTAAAAGTTTATCAACCTCAATAACTTTAAATTTAACTTTTAGTATTTTTTTATCAGGTGTTTTTTCTGTTGAGGGACCACCAACAACTGGTTTCATTTTGGTCACAGCACTGGATCCAATTGGAGTCATTGCTCCACCAGTAGACCCTCCTGGAAGTAACTTTTGAGTAGAGATTGCCATGTGTTACACCGTTATCCCCAGAGTTTTTATCTTCTTAGGAGAAGACATTGCAGCAGCGTCAAATGATGGTATGTCACTCATTTCAGGTGAACTGTCTCTCTGTTGTGCAGCCTGCTGACTTGCTTGTGCCTGCTGATATGCAGCAGTGGATGATGGTCTTGATGACCTTGAAATAGAAGATGTCTTTACTCCAAGTTCTTTTCTTATCGACTGATAGTCAAAGGTCGTACCAATGTATTTTTTCACATCTGCAGCAGACATTCTTGCAACTTGAGAACCAGTATCACCACCTGAACCACCTGAACTTGTACTTCCAGATGCCAATGATCCACTTGGTCCTTTAGATGATGAAATTGTAACTGCAGGCCCTCCACTTCCAATAAACTTAGTATAATATGTTGGTTTTGGTGATGGTGGAGGATCTTTTTTACCTACTTGCTGTCTATAGTGATAGAAGTTTCCTCTGCTGGCAAACTTAACGTCATCATCACCCATGTTTCCATATTGACTTGTGCCCTTAAAAGAATCCCTACCTTCCAATTGCTTAAGTGCTGCGGCAATTTTTGCTTGTCCTTCTGCCGATGCAAGTTTTTTAGCAAGAGCAGGTTCATTTCTTGCAAGACCTTTATAAACTGCTTCAAACTGTCCTGCCTGAGATCCAACTGCGGCAATTGTATTTGGCCATGCAGGATCAGCAACTCTATTCAGAACTGCTGCTGCAACTCCATACTCATCATCAGTTCCTCTTGCTGCTTCACCACTGACAATATATGCAAGATCAATATAATCTTGTTCTGTTAATCCTTTTATACTTCCAGAAACAGAAGATCCAGTTGGTCTTTCTGGTGCATTTGGTTGTTTTTCATTGGGTTGTCTGGTTTTCTTTTTGAGAAGATCTCCAATCAATCCTCCACCTTCAGCATAAACACCTCCACCAAATGATTTTGGTCTGTTTGTTCCGCCGCCAGATGAGTTGAGTCCTTCCATAAACCCAACACCATATCTATCAACAGCACCCTTGCTCATAACAAATTCGCCAGGAGTTAGCATAGCAGGAACTGTATCTGTTCCCATTGATCTTGCTCTACCTCCCCCAGAGAAACCAAAGAATTTAAATGGTTTTTCGTAGTTCTCTACAAATCCACCACCAGAATATGCTTTAGTCTTTCCTGTTTGTAAAAAGTATATCTGCTCATCAATCTCAGCACCTTTCCCTTGCATTTTCTCAAGGAAGTTTAACTTAGATTTTTGTTCCTCAAGTTTTTTAATTTTCTCAGCCGTTGTTCCTGGTTGTTTTGCAGTTTTTCTTTCTTGTTCATCAACACTTCCTGGCATCAGTTTTGGTATGACTGCTCCGGCAACAAACAGTCCCGCACCAGCAATCGCTGCGGCTGCTAATGGATGAGCAGCAGCAAGTCTTACAATTGTCGCAGCAATTCTTGGAATAAATTTCAACGACATGGCAATAATTCTGGTTATGAATCTGCCAAGTGAGTTTCCGAACAATAAGTAGGCAGCAAGTATTGCTGGCCATGTCTTGGATAAAAACTTCCCTATTGCTTCAAGTTTTCCTTGATTTTCTTTATCAGACATCCAATCAATTAATTTGATTAGAAATCTTCCAAGAATGATTGTTTTAATAAAATCAAATACCTTTTCAAAAAGTCCTTTTACTGGAGCAAGAACTTTATCAGTTGCCTTTATAAGTCCTTTGAAGATTCCACTCTCTAATTTTTCTTCAGACTTCTTTCTCCTCCTTTTTTCAGCACCCTGTCTCTCATCTTTCTCTTGCTTCTTCTTTAACTTCTCTTCTTCTCTAAGAGTATTGAGAATCGAATCAATCCCCTTTAAAATTTCATCCAGATTTTCTTGTGTCTCTTCTCCCGCAGGTTGAGGAACTAACCTACCAGGACTTACTCTTGGTGCCTTTACAAGAGCTCCACCACCACTTCTTCCTCCACCAGGAAGTGCTGCTTTATTTGCGGATACTGTGGCAGAAGATTTTTTCTCAAGAACTTTGCCAACAAATTCTTGGAATCCTATCTTATCATTTCTCTTCTTAAACCCTTCTTTTCTTTCTTCAGGAGATAATTGCTCGCCACCAATGGTTCCCTCAGCAGTAAGTTCATCGACATACTGCTGATATCTTTCTTCACCGAAAAACTTAGAACCGAACTTACTTGATGGCATTCCTTTGTTTCTGCTTTAACTCTTCTTCCTCAAGATGCTGTTGTAATAATGCGACATAGATGTCTCGTTCCCAAGGCATCAAGTTTTCAATCTCAGTTAATGAATATTTATGGTACTGCATCAAGGCAAAGTTGAGTCTATAGTAATTCTCCAGATCCATATGGATCAGTGCTATGCGAAAAAACCTGCCAGTCCCTCAATCACAATTTCATTTTCTTTTTTGGTCTTGGGATTCTTAACCTTAACCGTATGAGAAAGTTTAGGCATGGTTTCAAAGAACTTCTCAATTTCTTTGAACTGAGAGGAATTCATTTGTTCTAAGAATTCAATAATTTCTTTCTTGGAACAATCTTCTGCAACCCAAACGTCATCCTCAGTAAAAATCTTATCAATACAAGTGGCAATCAATTCAAATGATTGATCCATCGCACTTCTTTCTTCAAAATTAAAATTGTTCTTAATGAACTGATCAAGAGATGGATACTTCATTTCCATCATAATAGAATTGTCAATCTTGATTCTATTAGTATGATTTTCGTCTTTTTGAACTTTAATATCATCAAGATTAATCGTCACTGGGACTTGAGTCTCTCCATCATCTGGACATGTTACATTTACTTCAATGTCTTCTCCAACAGACTTGCCACGAATATTCAAGAAGAGATACTCAATATCAAAGGTCGGTAGATCCTCTACCTTAACATCCTTTGTTTGAATACAGTTTTTGATTACGTTTTTAATAGCAGTTGTGATTTGCTTTGTATCTTCACTTTCCATAGCAATCACAAGAACCTTTTCTTCTTTTACAAGAAATGGTCTGTACTGAATTGTTTTACCTGTTGAAGGTAATTCAAGTTCGTATACCGGTGTGGCAATCTTAGGTAAAGGCATGATGTCCTATAGAAATTTCAGATGTGATTATTTATTCCTTATTGGAGAGGTCCAATAAAATCTCCAGCAGATTTTATTTTACCAGATCTACCAGCTCCATACAACTCATTCAAGGTTTGCTGAGAATTTAATGGTTCTCCTAAGAACGTGTTTGATTTTGGAGGACCTAAAAATCTCTCATTAGCTGCAGCCTGATCAAGTGATAATGCTCCCGCTCCGTCAAGACCGGGAAGAGTCAGGTTACTTGCATTAAATTGTGCTTGCTGTCCTGGCGTTTGAACTTGCGGTTGTGTAGTAGTATTTTTTCTATTGAGTTCTGTAATATAATATCTAATATAACTCATAGAGACAGTGACTTTCAAGAGAGATGATGCGTCAAAAGAGACTGGCATCGAACTGATAGAAAGAGGAAATGCTCTTACAAAATTATAAGTTAGTTGTTGTCGATAATCTCTTTCAAACTTTGTCACCTTCAGACCTTGATCCATAATGTACTCATTTGGATATCTTGCCCTATAGTTATAACTTCTTGATGCTATTTGATTCTCTGGTTCCTCAAGATCTTCATTCATTATATAACTAATCCATGACTCAAAGAAACGGATCGCAGTATAGTTTCCAGCATCAACATAAAAAGTTAAATCAATTCTATCATCAAACTGTCTTCTATATGCGTGCTTTTCCGTTACACCAGTATGATCGTTATTAAGTTCAAGAGTTGCTAACTGAGATCCTGGAAGACTTGCTTCACTACAAGATAAGTTAAGAGATCCTTGATCAGTACCAATGATACCCCTGAGTGCAGAAGGAAATGGTACTTCAACTTCAAAGTGAGAAGTAAGTGCAGGTCTTAATAATGCCGATTTGATTTGTGATACTGACTTTGGTGCAGGCATTTATAAATAATTTTTAACCTTATATATTATGTATGGCAGAAAGTATCAAGAGTAAA